TCAGTTGCCTTTTGGACCAGTTGTGTCATTTACAAGCCTAACCGATAATAACGGAAACGTAATTGAATCGGCTGATTATAAATTAATCGGTGGTCAATATCCGCAATTAAACTATCCAGCATTTAATGAAATGGTGGCGGTTTATAGAACAGGATTTGCAACAGTACCAAAAGAAATTAAAATTGCTATTTTAGACCAAATAAACTACGGCTACGAAAATAGAGGTATGGATGTCAACGATTTAGGTATTTGTGAGAAAACGTGGCGAGTATGTCAAAGATGGACAAGAACATCCCCAATTTTATAATATGAGAATAGGACTTCACAAGGATAATTATGTTGATGCTAATTCTATGACTAGATTAGTAAACGTTTATGCTCCAACAAGCGTAAGCGATGGGCAAGGTGGGTACACTACGACATATACGTTGCAAACGACTACTTGGGGGGATTTTAGACCACAACCGCAAAATAGGTCGTTGCAAGAATCTCAATTAAGTTTTACAAGATTTGCAAAGTTGTTTATTCGTTGGGATATAACAATTACGGATATGTACAAATTGGAAGTGGAAGGCGATACCTATACGATTCACTCAATAAAAGATGTGGATAATGCTCATAGATTCTTTGAAATTGAAATGTATTACTAATGGCATTTGTAGTAAACTTAAATGGTTTAAAGGAAGTTCAAGGTTTATTAAAGAACTTGGATAATACTTTAAAGGTGGAAGTTTCAAATGAAATTAACGCATCTTCATTAAAGATATTAACGGATGCTAAAAGAAATGCACCTGTAAACTTTGGACAATTAAGAAACTCAATAGCATTAACAAAAGATAGCGAATTGACATATAGTGTTGAAGCAAGAGCATCTTACGCACCATTTATGGAATTTGGCACTGGACCACAAGCAAATGTTCCAGCTACATTTCCTGAATTTCAAGGCAAATACAAAGGTGGTGGCAAGTTTGCGGATATGGTTTTAGCATTAACTTTGTGGGTGCAAAGAAAAGGAATTGGTAATGGTAAAAATGACAAAAGCATAGCATATTTAATTGCAAGAAGCATATTAAGAAAAGGACTTGCTCCACGACCATTTTTAGGACCAGCTTTTGATGCAGAGAAACCAAAACTTATTAAACGATTAAAAGATTTGTTAAATGCTTAACCCTAATATAGAAATAAAGAAATGGTTTTATACCCATTTAGGAACTGCAACAAGCCTACCAATTTACGATGGGTTAGCACCTGATAATGCTCCTAATGAGTATATTGTAATGACAGGAAGAACATCGGCACAAGAGCAAGGTAAAGCAGGTTATACAAATTCAGTTACTATCGTAGTTGACATTGTTACAAAAAGTGCTAACTTTGGCTATAAACGTGCTGAAACAATTAGCAATTTGGTATTAACTGAAATAAATTCAGATACGGACATAACTTTAAGTAATGGATTTTATTCATCCACTTTGGTTGTAGAAAGTATCAATAATTTAGATGGTTTAAACCCTTTAGATAATGTTTTTAGAACGATAATAACTTATAAAATAATAATAACTCAAAATTAAATAAAATGGCAGAAACTAAAGTAAGCGGTCGTGATTATATCCTTCTTGCTGACATAGATGGCGATGCAACTTTTAAACCAGTTGCTTGTCTTACAACTAACTCATTTACATCAACAAATGACACGATTGATGCAACTTCAAAGTGTGGTAACTCTTACACTCCAAGTCCTGTATTCAGTCAATCTTTTGATTGCGAAGGTTTTGCAATTGATGAAACAGGAACTCCTAGCAAGGATTCTTACCAACAATTGTATGCTGCTCACGCTGCTAAAACTTCATTTAATATGAAGATGGGTAAAGCAACACCTACAAGTGGAGACATCACTTATTCAGGTCAAGTATTTATTAGCGATTTTAGTGTGAAAGCAGATGATGCCGATGATGTTAAATTTACTGCAACTTTTGTAGTAACAACACCACCATTAACACAAACTGAAACCGCATAATAAAACAACTAAACTATGTTTGAATTAAGACTGAACAACAACAACACAATCCCTTTAAAATGGGGAACGTGGGCAATGAAACGTTTTTGCGAATTAGAGAAAAAAACTCTAATGGAATTAATTAACGTTTTATCAAGTGGCTCTTACGACTTGGACACTATTGTACATATTGTAATGGCTGCTGCCGAAAGTGGTTATAAAAGCCTTCAAAAGCCGATTGAATTTAGTGAATATGAGGTTTGCGAATGGATTGATGAAGTTGGTGGTTTGACTGCAAAGGATGGGCAATTAGTTGAATTTATGAAGTATATGCAAGATTCAATGACACCTGACCTTAAAAAGGATAACAAAAAAGAGGCAAAAAAAAAATAGGATTTTATAGCTGGGATTCAATAATTATTCTCGCACTAGAGGTTGGCTTGACAATTAAAGAGTTTTGGCAACTATCTTGGCGGGAATTTTTATTATATAGAATGGCATACGAGAACAGGGAAATTAAAGAGTGGGAACGAACAAGGACTTTAGCTTATATGATGTACCGAGCAAACACTACGGACAAAGCACCAAAAAGCATTAAAGCCTTTTTCCCACTTCCGAGTGATGAGGTTGAAGATGAATCGCCAAAACTAACGGATGACCAATTTAAAAGGACATTAAAGTTGTACGGAGTAAATTAAAAAAATGGCACAAGAAACTCTTAAAATTACGATTACGGCAGATAATAAAGATGCCGTTAATAATATACAACAAACGATTACTGCGACTAACAATTTAGGTAATGCGTTTAAACAATTACCAAACACAAGTAATCAAGCAACAAATGCTTTGACTAACTTGTCAAGAGTTGCACAGGATGCTCCTTATGGATTTATAGGTATAGCAAATAACTTAAACCCTTTATTAGAATCATTCCAACGTTTACAAAAAGAGGCTGGAAGTTCAGGAAGTGCTTTGAAAGCAATGGCACAAGGGTTAATGGGTCCAGCAGGTATTGGTTTGGCTTTGGGTGCGGTTTCATCTATCATAGTTGCATTTGGTCCGAAAATATCGGCTTTTATAAGTGGGACAAAGCAAGCAACTGAAGAAGAAAAAAAGTTTGCTGAAAGTTTAAATAACGCAAAGGCTTCCGCATTATCACACGGATTGCAATTACAATCTTATTTAAAAATAGCAAGTGATGTTACAGTTGCAGATGATAAAAGAGCGCAAGCATTACAATATGTAAAAAATGAATTAGGTAAGGTAAATAAAAATTATGCTAATTCAATAACAACTGTTAAACAAGCAACAGAAGCAGTTAAATTATATACGGAGGCATTAGTTCAACAAGCAATGATTAGTAAATATACTGATAGAATTGCTGAATTAACAATTAAACAAGCTGAAGCACAAAAAGAATTAACAAAAAGCACCGAAAATTATAATAATGTTTTAAGTAAAACAAGTAAGTCAGGTTTAGTTAACCAATATGCTTACGGAGCTGAAGGTGTAAGAGCTTATAATAATACTTTGGTTGATTTAGCTAAAACCGCTAAAGATAAAGCCGAAAAAAATGTTGCTGATTTAGGAAATCAAATAACTGAATTAAATAACGATGTTGATAAAACAGTTAAATTAAATTTAGCTAATATTTTTGGCAAAGCTGCAACAGGTGCAGGAAGTGCAGCTACTGAAGTAAGTAATTTGAATAAAGAATTACAATCTTACATACAAGCATATAAAGATTTAACAAGACCAACAAGAGCAGAACGCAGAACGGCAACACCTGTTTTACAAGAAACAAGTGCTAAAATGCCTGAAAAATTAGGCGGTCAAGTTCCTTCTTTTTATGGTCAATATTATGCTGAACAAGCCGATAAAGCTGCTAAAGCACAAGAACAATTAAATACTCAATTAAAAATAGCTGGGGAACTTACAAGCGTTGTAGCTGGTGGGTTTAATAGCGTATTTGAGGCTTTTGTTAATGGCGATAATGTAGGAAAGGCTTTAGAAGATGCGTTTAAGAGAATTATAATACAATTAGTTGAAATGGTTGCACAAGCGTTGATATTTAAAGCTATTTTAACTGCTTTGGGTGTTGGTTCAACTCCATTAGGTGCGGCTGCTATGGATAGTGGAATAGGATTTGGAAGCGGTAATTTATTGGGCGAGTTTTTATTAAAGGGAAGTGATTTAGTATTAGCAACACAAAGAGCAAACACAAACTTAAACTTAAGAAGGGGTAAATAATGGCATACGCAAATAAATACAAAATAACTGTTGCAACAAAGTCAGATACCATTTCAACTGTTTATTTATTAGAAGATGGTTACGAAGGCGATTTGATTGAGTATCCAGCGGTATCATTACAAATACAATATCTTCCAAAAAGTGATGATTTGTTTGAACCTATTATTGTAAGTCAATTAAATTTGACTATTGATGTTACGGATGATGAAGAAAATATGCCAAACCTAACTACTTTAAACGATAGAAAATATTTAGTTAAAGTATTTACGGATGACAATTTAGAATGGCAAGGATGGACTTTAAGTGATAATGTACAATTTAATTTTACAACAGGTAGAAAAACAATATACTTTAATGCTATTGATGGATTGGGTTTATTGCAAAATGCTTATTATCCTTTGCCTGTTGATTACACATTGAATCAAAGAGTAAGTTG